CCAGAACGCAGCAACCTATCCTTCAAGTAGGTGCCGAAACCCTTCTGAAAGAAACTATTCAGAATGGGCTCGACAACTATCGAACGATCGGTTAAAGCGTTCTTCGGTACGAACACAAGTTTCCCAGGGGATATAGCAACTTCCACCTTCCAAAAGTCTTCCGACTCCTGGAAAGAGTGGTGTTGTACCCAATCAGGGGCCTCATATAATAGGTCGCTGACAAGAGGAACCATGTTCGTACTGCACGTTAATTGCGCTCCCAGTTTTGCTCTAGGGCAAGAGAGGGAACTCTTTACGTTGGTGTTTGCGCCAGGACCGAAACAGAAGTCCACATCGTCGAGAGACGGAAGTTCGCCTAAAATACTGTCTATTTTCTGCTGGGCGTAAAATAAAACCGCCTCAACATCACCATTCGGTGAAACAGTCTTCAAGCGAATATTCGCATCTCGACACATCTGTTCGGCACGGAGAAACTTCTCGAAAGCGACGGATTCACGATCTACGCCTAGGGGCAGAAAATCAAGCTTGGAAAACAAAGCCTGTATCTGTCTCGCGTAGATAATGTCGTCAGTATCGGGATCGTCATAATCGATAGAATAATCGATTATAGCGCGGAAGTCGTTAGTGGTCACAAGGGCATAAAGCTCCTGTGATTGACGACCTCCAGACTCCATGCAAATCTTGGCTAAAGCCCCGAGTATTGCAAGAGACTCCTCGGGCGTTCTGTACTTTATCCAGCTCATATTGTTCTCCTTTACTTTGAACACCCCGGGCGAAATGCCCGGGGGAGCGAACCAAACTAGCGGATGCTAGTTAGGGGACACGACATCGCGGAAGAATCCAGGGATGGGTGCAGTACTTGCTGCCCAGCCACCCGCCACCGCTGTATTGGCGAGGGTGCCTGTTGCAGTAGTGCTGCTCGCACCTTGGAGAAAACCGACTGCCATGCGCAGGGTATTCATGCGATCCGCCGTAGTGGAACGTTTGTCAGCGAACATCGTGAAGATGGCCGTATTGACATACGCTACTTTCGGAGGTGCAACGTAGCCTGCTGAAGTACCGGATGCGCCGAGGGTCTCCATAACGGGGACCTCCAACTTGACCGAGAGCTTGTAGCTCCCGCTTTTCAGCTTTTCCTGGTGCAGGGTGAACCGGG